CAGCTCCAAATATCGTAGCAGCATCAATTCCAAGTTTTGAGCATTTATCGTTAGTTCAGGTCACACTAACCCCCGCAATCGTGGCAACCATCACCACAGCCGTGCAGACTTTTACCGTCACTGGCTTATCGCTTGGTGACTCAATTCAAGGTGCAGACCAGATTTTATCAATCTCGAAAGCAGCACACCAAGCAGGTTTAGGTATCACAGGCGCGAGAGTATCGGCAGCAGATACGCTTGAAATTACTTATGTAAACCCGACCGCAGCAGGTATTACACCCACAGCGGCAGAAGTTTATACCCTTGTTGTGTGGCGACCATGTGTTACTGCACAAGCTAACGCAACCGTAGTATAATTTAACAAAACCATCGGGCGGTGTATCCGTAAAGCGTTTATGACGCGTTCCCGATGGTTTTAACATCAAAAAGGGCTAGTCATGGCAACAAATACAGTACGCGATTTAATCCAAGACAGTCTCACTCAGCTCATGGTCTACTCGCCCGATGTGATTTTGACGGCAGAAGAATCCAATACCGCACTACGCACACTAAACAGCTTAATCGAGTCGTTAGCTAACGAGTCATTTACGATTAATACAGTCACAAAAGAGAATTTCACTTTAGTCGGTGGTCAAGCGACCTACACTTTTGGTACAGGCGGCAATTTCAACAGCACACGCCCTATTAGCATTGAAGCAGTCACGACCGCCATCACTGGCACGGCTGGAAATATTGATTTCCCGGTTGCCCTTGTTAATTATGATGACTACGCGGCAATCTCTCTAAAAACCCTGCAAACTAATTACCCTCAGTATTGCTATGCAGACGGCAATTACCCGTTAAACAACCTAACTTTTTACCCTGTGCCATCGAGCGCAATACCTGTCACGATTTACAGCTACAAGCAAATTTCAGAGTTTGCCAATGTGACAGAAAGTGTCAGTTTTCCACAGGGCTATTACCGTATGCTGGTGGCTTTGTTGGCTATTGAACTCGCACCAAGTTACCAAGTGCAAGCAAGCCAAAACATTATCGATATTGCACACCAAGCCAAACGTAATATTATGCGCACTAATGCCAAATCGTTGACCATGCAAACTGACCCAGTTTTAATGGGCTGTGGTGGTGCTTATAATGTCTTTAATGATAAATTTGGTAGAAGATAATGAGTATTCCAGTGTATTTCGATACTAATTGGGACTGTAAAACAGAAAGGGACATTGTGCGGCGTGTTCAGTTTGAGATCGCAGAGATAAAAAAACTTGAGAGAAGAAAGCAAACCATTGAGCAAATAATGAAAGCAGCAGAAAAAGAGGGATTGAATGATGTGGTTTTACGATTGAAGGGCTTATTTTAAATGGCTTTTGAACTCAGAATATTCGGAAATAACGTAAAATCCAAGTCATCGACTATCACAGCCGAGGACAGAACGAACGTGTATTTCGACATCCCGACAGAACCAGACCGCGCACCCGTAGCAGCTTATGGAACACCGGGAACGGAATCGTTTTGCTATCCATCGGGCGCGGTAACTCGCGGAATGTACTATATGCCTAGCACTGGCGGCGCGTTGGTATTGCAAGGACGCAAATTATTTTTAATTACTATCAGCACGCCCACACTTGTTGCAACATTACCCAATTCAAACGACACAGACGGCAGCGCACACTTTACCGACAACGGCACACAGCTTTTAATAATCACAAACGGATTCGGGTATATCGTAGACACCACAAACGCTTTTAGAATCTATGATATAAGCGTAAAATTACCGGAGGGTGGCAGTGATTCGTGTACTTTTTTGGATGGGTATTTTATTGTTAACCGTCGCAATACTCAGCAGTTTTACATTAGCAGTCCTTACGATGGATTGACATGGAACGCGCTTGATTTTGCCAGTGCAGAGTCATCACCTGATAATTTGGTAGCGGTATCGGCTAACAACGGCTATCTGCATTTGTTGGGTGAACTCAGTACAGAAATTTGGGTGAACAATGGTGGTGCACTTTTTCCATTCGACAGGATTCAAGGCGCGACCATCACTTACGGCTTGGTCAGTATCGATAGCTTAGCGGTCATTAACACGAGCCTTATCGGCTTGGTCCGTGACCGGTACGGAATGTTAGCCATCGGTACTATTGCAGGTGGTCAATTTGCCGCGATTAGTACGCCTGATATTACCTACATAATCAATAAATACAGCGCAATCGCCACAGCGGTAGGGTTTGTTTATGGCTTAAACGGACGGTATTTTTACCAGATTACGTTCAACGGTAACGCCTCATGGCTTTATGATTTTAAGGCGCAAGCTTGGAGCAGAATAGCGTCATGGGATTTAGACTATAGCAAGTATCAATTTGGTCTAGCATTTGGGACCAAGTTTATCGTATCGAGCGCAACAACAGGACAACTGGCATCGATAAGTGCCGATGTGTACACCGAGGAAGGGCAGCCGATTGTAAGAGAAATTACCTTTAACCAAATCTTTGCGCCAACGCAAAACTACTCTTTGATTAGTCGGATTAGAGCATGGATGGAAACGGGACAGGGTTTAGTGGGTACTAATTTATTGACTACGCCACAAGGGATTAATCCAACTGTGTACCTGCAACTAAGCCGTGATAGCGGTCATACTTGGGGTGAAAGGCTCCCGACAGAAATAGGACGGCGTGGCGAGTTTAAGAGCCGCGCAGAATGGCGTAGGCTTGGACGGGCGCGGTCATGGTGTATTCGATTGCGCATGACTGATCCTTGCAAATTTGTTTTAACCGATATTAGTTTGGCGATTGGGGAGGCGAATAACTAATGACCGTAAAAGTCCCATTACCGCCACTAAGCAACCCAATCACCGACAAACCAGTCAGTTTAACGTGGGCGGCATACTTTAGTGGTCTAAAAAACTACATTGATACGCTAGACACAGCTGTACGGGTACGGTTGCATAATGCGCTTGACCAGTTACAAGGCGGCAGCACAACAGAACGCTATCACCTTACGCAAGCAGAGCATGACAATACCGCGCAATTACCGACTTTTAACGGTGATGCAACCCAATTTTTAAATGGTGAGGCGGCTTATGCAACACCAGACCATAGCTTATTATTGAGTTTGCAAGGTGGCACAGACGGTGAACACTATCACTTAACCGCTAGTCAATATGCCAATCTTGCACCATTGGGTTATGATGGCAATGCCAGTCATTTTTTGAATGGGGAAGGAGCGTTTAGCGCACCTAGCCACAACGATACGCTGGATATTCAAGGTGGCACAGTAGGCGATTATCAGCATTTGACCACAGCACAAAAGAACAGCATTGCCAGTATTAACTCTCTTATTTTTGGATATATGAGCTTAGGATTGTCATGATAGCAACTAATACAATTAGCTTACGCGTTAAACTATTAGCTGCGATAGCCACAGCACAAAGCCCGATTACTGGGCATTATGTTGGCATGACTGTTGCTGGTATCGTTTCGACTGTTCAAGCTATCCATATTAATACCAACGGCACGACAGCGGTTGCGATTGTTCCAAATGCCACGGCTGGCAATGTAAACATCCTTAAAAACTTGCAGGTTTCTAATGCAGATACCGCAGCAATAACGGTAATTTTGGAGCAATGGGACGGTTCAACAGCTAAGGTAATGTCTCAAACTTTGTTGGCAGTTGGGCAGTCTATGACCATTGATAGCGATGGACGGCTAACAATAAATAATAGCTCAATCATCGGCACTGGCACGGTTACGCAGGTACAAGGTAATGGTACTGTAAACGGGATAACGCTGACGGGAAATATCACAACTAGCGGAAATTTGACACTTGAGGGTAACTTAACAGGCACGGCCCCTGCGTTGACAGCGGGTAATGTTACCAATATCCCAAATTTATCAGGCGCGATAACTGGGAACTCGACAGGCACGACAACACTAACCGCAAACGGCTTTTCATCTGCCGACCTATTTAACGCACTCACCAATAAAACAGGCACGGGGCTGGCTGTTTTTGGCACAAATGCAACGATAACGACTCCAAATTTAACGACTCCAAATTTTTGCAATTTAAGTAATGCAATAGGGTTGAATCTTACGACCGGGGTATCTGGTATTTTACCCGTAGCAAACGGTGGCGCAGACCAGTCCGCTTGGGTAAGTTTTACACCGTCGTGGACTAACTTTACTATTGGCAATGGGTCACAGTCCGCTAAGTACAATTATGACCCGATTAGAAAGATTGTTTTTGTGCGGGTTTTTGTGACACTTGGCAGCACATCAAGCATGGGTACTACGCCATTACTTACACTTCCAATAACTAGTGCAGCAACCTCTTCGGCTCAGTTTGAAATATCACTGGCTGGACGTATAAAAGGCTCTGCAAGCAGGTTTGAGTTGGCAGCATGGTGGACAAGTACAACTACGAGCCAACTATTATCAGTGCTATCTGGCGTACCGACAGGAATTACAGCAACGAGTCCCACGGTATGGGCTACAGGAGATACGATAAGCTTAACAATGATGTATGAGGCAGCATAATGGGCAATCAAGTAACTAAAAACCACCTTTACGATTTGGGTATGGCGGCAATGCACCAAGAGCCGATTGCATTAGAGTTGTCCCATTTATTTGCCGATGGGTTGTATGGGCGCATTATCACTATGCCAGCCGAACCAGATAAGCCAACGCTAGTAATGACTGCGGTACACAAGCACGAAAACATTACAACGGTAGTTACTGGCGTATGCGAGATAGTAAACCCAGATGGCACGATCGAAACAATTACCGCACCTGATTTTTTTGTCACGCCAGCACACACTCAGAGAGCGGTTTTGGTGATAGAGACATCAACATGGATAACGGTACACGCTTGCAATGAAAAGACCATTGAAGGCGCAGAGGCGCATATCGCTGAAATGCCAGATTTTTATAACGATTTTGTAGCACAACAGGAGCTATTAACATGACAGTAGCAGCGATAGCAGTCGCGGGTATCGGGGCAGCGGCAGCCGTGGGCGGAACGATGATGGCTAATAAGGCGCAAAGCAAAGCCGCTGGTACAGCGCAAAACTCGCAAGACCAAAACCTAGCTCAACAGCAAAATTACGCCAAAGCAGCGCGGGACGCTAATATCCCTTTGCTGGATAATGCGGCACGGCAAGCAATGGGCTATGTCTCGCCTTATGCGCAAAGTGGCGAATTGGCTAACACGGCTTTGCAGCAAGGTATGGGATTAACGCCAGATGCCAACGGCAATTTATCCAATCCACTAACCGAAAACTTTAACGCGCAAGATTATCAAAATAGCGTAGGTTACACGCCTTTAACACCAAACACATTAAGCCGTGAGCAGTACAGTCAAATGACCGGCGTACCGGCTTTAGTCGATAATACTTTGACGGCAGAGCAGTATAAGCAAGACCCCGGTTACACGCCGATGGTCAAAAGCTTGGAAGAACTACAAGCAACGCCCGGTTATCAGTTCCAGTTAGAGCAAGGACTACAGGGGATTGACCGCACAGCGGCAGCGCGTGGCGGTATGTTGTCAGGCAGAACATTGAAAGAGGCTAATAATTACGCACAGGGGCAAGCATCTACAGGGTTTCAAAGCGCGTGGGATAGAAGCCAGCAAGCTTATCAAAATGCCTTTAACCGCAAACAAACCCAGTACACCCAAGGACAACAAGGCTTATCGGCTGAACGCGCCTATACCGGTGATGTGTATAATCAAGGTCAGACAGCTTTAGGTAATGAGTACAATCGATTTACTAACAACCAAAATAACGCTTATAGCAAACTAGCGGGTGTCGCTGGCACAGGCGCGAATGCAGCTCAAAATATGGGCAATATCGCACAACAGAATGCCCAAAATATCGCCCAACAAAACACCCAATACGCACAAAGTGGCAGCGGAGCGAGTCAAAATTATGCAGATAACACCGGCAATATTGCGTATGGTCAAGGTCAAAATCAGGCTAACATGGCAATCGGTGTCGGTAACCAAATTGGCAGTAGTTTGACTGATTTGGCTGGTAAGTATGCAGCCAGTGGAACTACTGGTCTAAACGGCGGCGGTACGTTAGCCAGTGGTGTTTCTAAATTCAAAACAGGCGCGGGAGTAGCATAAAATGGCTTTAAATGTACCGATGCAAACAGTTCAACAGCCTATCGTTCAGTCATTGAGTGACGCGGTAGCAAAGTGGACAGACATCAATAATGCACAGCAACAAGGGCAGCTGGCTAAGCAACAAGAAGCGAGATTGCAAAGCCAAAACGCACGGGAAAATAAACTCGGTGATTTGCAGTTTGGACAGCACCAACGCAAAGCGCACAACGAAGTGATGACTGAGTTTAAAACCGTACTGCAAAAGAAAGCGCAAGCGGCAGGGATTCAGCCAAATACACCAGAATATCAACAATTAGCGAACGCCACTTATGCAACCGGCTTTGATAAAATTATGCAGAATACCGGTGCACCTCCTTATAAAATGGGGACTAATATTGATTTGAGCGCGGTTGATGCTTTAATTACACCAGCCGAAGCTCACGCGCAAGAAATGGAAACTGAAACGGCAAAACAAGACGCAATGCTGAAACGTCAAATACAGTTGGGGCAGTTTAATAACGAGTACAAAGACCGAGCAGACCAGCGGAATTATGAGCAGTCTGTAGGATTGGAAGATAGACGATATGGTCATGATTTAGAAAAGGCGCAGCTTGAAAATACATGGAAGAATGATGCAAAAATGGAAATAGATCAAGCAAAACGAGCAAGCGGGGCGGATTTGGAAAAGATACCAGCAACGCACAGAATGGCGTACGTTGAGAATCAAACTGCATTAAATAAAATCGATAATGCCATCAAGCTAATATCGGCTAATAAGGATTCATTTGGCTTAAAAAATATGCTTGGTGAAAACATCAATCAACGATTAGACCCTAATGGTATAGAAGCCCGCGCGGCTGTTGCTGACATTGGCGGAACAAAGCTTCATGATTTATCAGGCGCGGCGGTAAGTGCTAGCGAGTCACCGAGATTAATGCCTCTAATCCCGACCGTGACAGACAACGCAGAGGCGGCGATCAAAAAACTCAACAACCTCAGAAAAGAATATGCTGGCGTTAATAGTCAGTTTGAAACTATGTATGGGAATGGTGAATATAAAAACCCGATGAAAGCTAATCAACAAGAAGGCGCACAAGTACCATCAAATAAACCACCAAGACCGGCAGAAGCAGGTTATAAATGGTTTCACAATGGCAAGGGCGATTGGGTAGAGGTAAAACAATAATGGTCAGTTTAGCGGATGTTTTAGACGTACAGGCACAGGTCGAAAGTGGAGGGAATCCACGCGCTAGAAGCTACAAAAATGCGCAAGGACTCCATCAATTTATGCCCGCGACTTGGAAGCAGTATGGAAACGGTAAAGACATTAACGACCCCGTAGCCAATAGAGACGCAGCCGCGCGTTATTTAACCGACCTGTACAACAAGCACGGCTCTTTACCGCTTGCACTGGCAGAGTACAACGGCGGCGATGGCGGGGCTAACTTTTTAAAACGCAACCCTGACTTAATGCACCATCCCGACAAGAAGGCACCAATAAACCAATGGCGCAATCAAACAGCCGATTATGTTAATAAAATTATGAGCAGATTACCTAATGATGGCGCGGGGGGCGGACAGTCAAGCGGTGCGGGTGGTTCCGGAGAAGTCTATCAAAAATTAGATAAAGCCCCTGTTGGCTTTGTACCTTATGAAGAGGAGTTACCGGAACCACGGGAAACGCAACCAATAGCAAAAGAGCATCAAAAGCTTGACAAAGCACCAGACGGTTTTGTGCCTTATGAAGATAATACACAGCCAGAGACCAGACAAGGCACGCAAGCTGATATGGATTATTTTAAAAGCGATCCCGCACCGCCAGAACCAGAAAGCGGCTTCGGTCACAGTGCTGGCGTAACAGGGCGGTCATTAATTGAAGGTGCGGCTGGAATACCCGCAAGCCTTTACAATATGTCGCGCTTAGTGCCTAACTTAATTGAGGAGAAGTTAGGTAAAGGTGTAATTGATTTACCGATAAAACCGCCTAGCAGCATCGA